AGGAGAGATATTAGAAATCTGTACTTGTGCGAACGAAGAAAATGTAGTTCGAGCGATTATACAGTCATACGAAACAATATGGCAGAACACACTTAACTCGAGTGATTACACTAAAGGACAGAATACGTCGACCGACCCTATTATAAATAATTGGGAAGGAAGCACTACACTTGTAGAAAGCGTAGAAGTTTTTGGAGAGTTTGATATATTTTATTTATAGAAAGGAGAAAGAAATGGAAACAATAGCAGAAATGGTAGACCACATAAATACTTACCAAACCCTAGATGGAGAAGACGGTGGGATGGTGATTCAAACGTTGAAAGAGTTAGCCTATAATAAAAAGGAAGGGCTGACGGAAACCAAATACGTGGATTTAGGCACTGTGAAACACTTGTATGACTATAGCCAAGATCCTGAGTGCGGGAGTTCTCGACTCGAGTTATATATGTTCGAGAACAGTGATTATAAGATTATTTGCATCGAGGACACCGAAGTATACGTTTCACCTGGAGGGACGTGCTACAGTGGAAGCGTGGAAATTTATAGAAAGGGAGAATAATATGGAAAATAAACTATATAGAGTTAGCTTATGTCATTTTCATGAGCAAGAAAGGAACCCAAACCAATACCAAGAGTTCCTTTGTGTCACTACAGTTGATAAGATAGAAAAGATACTCGACCTCTACAACGAGTTATGGAAAACACTTAATACAATGGAGGTATTGACAGAGTCAGTTATAGACGGACCAACGAGCGAGAGCACCATAATAGAGGAGTTGGAAAACTTGGATCCAGATGCGTTGCTCGAGGATATCGAAACAGGCGAAAAGTTCTGGTATGTACATAAGTACGATAAAGACTACAAAGTTGTAGGATATGAACTTGAACCGATAAAGTAACTATTAGAAAAGTCCTATTAGTAGTTTTAGAAAATAAAAAAGTTTTTGAAAAAAGTTTACGAGAACTACTAATAGAAGTAATAAACTAATAGAATCATGCTGAAAGGCTCGTGGACAGTGGAAAGTGTGAGAAAGCAAAAGTAATAGAATTCTATTAAACTATTAGAAACAAACAGGTAAGAAGGAGAGAGGGCACGAGAAAACTATTTTATTTCTTTAAAATCTATTAATATTCTAATAACTCTATTAGAAACTCTGGAGATAAGAATGAAACAGTTAACTTACACCCCACTTGTTCCGACCGAAGACGGCAACGCCTACATCGACGACAAGGGTAAGACTTGGCAACCACTCAATGCAAAGCAAAAGAAGTTTTGCAGGGAGTACCTAAAGGGCACAACAGCTACTGACGCTGCGATTAAAGCAGGTTATACCAAAGATCGAAAGGGTGCAAAGACACAGGGCAGTGTTCTACTCAATCATAACCCAGTTGTACGAAACTACCTCATTGAGTTGGAAATGTCACTCGCGGAGCGAGACGCAATTTCCTTAGAAAGTCATTTAGGGACTTTACATGACCTCAGGGAGGAGGCAAAGGACCAAGGACAGATAGCCGCTGCCATTACGGCAGAGGTCCATCGAGGGAAGGCGGGTGGACTCTACATCGATAGACGCGAGGTGCTGACCGCAAAGATCGACTTGATGTCCAAGGACGACATACTCACGCGACTCGAGGAGCTGATTAAGAAACGAGCGAACGAGTCAAACGTGATCGAGGGTGACTTCACTCAATCCTAATCTACTCTACTCGGTCTACTCTATCAATCTATCCGTCGCGCGCTGCGCGCCTGTTCCCTTACCCTTACCCTTTCACTCTACTCGGTCTACTCTATCAATCGGTCTACTCTATTCATCAATTGATCAATTGATCGCCCGCTCCGCGAGCGACGGACGCACGGACGCACGGACGGGGGGATTTATAGGATTTATAGGATTTATATATTTAGACTAACCTAACTAACCTAACTAACCTAACTAACTATATATAAATAAACTAACTTAAATATTGTATTAATAATAAATATATGTTTATAATACTCATGTGGCGCAGACGTAAGACCACATAACAATATAAGGAAATTTAGATATGTCTAAAATAACAGATAAAGCTAAAACTCTTAACGCCGAACATAACCGCGTTGCTAATGCTAAAGCTAAGGGCATAACCTTATCAGAGCAAAAACAACAAGAGTTGTTAGGTAAGATTAATAATAGTGGTTCAGTTACTAGAAATGGTACGTGGACACTTGGTGCTGATATAGGTGATTTAGGTGATATAACTAGGCAAGCTAGTAAGTATGCTGGCATAGTTGTAGCCTTAGGTGGCACCGCTACCCCTAGTGAAGTAGATAAGTTTGCTGAAACATCTACTGGTAATTTGTTTTGGGGCTATCCTAATGGTACGCCTTTTGAACAGACACCTAGTAAGATCATGTTTGGTACTTACTTTGATCAGACTACTGGTAGTAAAGAGTGGTCTAAGTCTAAAGGCAAGAAAGAAATCTTAATTTATAAGTCTTAACTTAAGCTAACTTTCTAAAGGCAATGTCCCTAATAGCCTAAGGGTACTTTTTTACGTCTGTAACTTATTGACTTACCCTTACCCTCATACATAGCCCTAGATAGGCTATAAACTCTCTCTACTGAACGATATATACTAACACTATAAGTAAAGGGGTACCCCCCCTTTTACGCCGCCGCGTGGGTCCCACCCGCCCGCACCTAGTTTCAGCCTCGCTTTTGCATGTATTTTTCAAAAAATTTCTGTGTAAAAAATTTTGCGAAAAAATTTTTTCGAGTTATATTATGCAACAACTTGTTATCCACTTAACCACTTTACTATGGCAACAGATCGTTTATCAGAATTAGAAAAAGAATACGGAGAACTGCCTTTTGATATTAAACGACAATTTAAAGCAGAACTAGAAAAACGATACACTCCTCAAGAACTACAAGCCGATGACTACGTTCTCCATGATCGCGGATTTTTTAATTATAGTTACGATCCTGATAATAAATTAGAAGACACCCCCTTAACACAAGAACAATATAAACGTGAATTCCAACAACTTCGAAACGCTATTCCTGATTTAAGTACAACACAACAAGAATTAGGAATTAATCCTTTACAGGAATTAATGAATTCTGGGGCTTTATCTGAAATGGGTAAATACATGTTAAATGAAATGGGTTATTTTTCTCAAAAACATGGACAGCTTCCAGACTCACTTAGAGAAATTGAAGCAGACGCTGTTGAACTTGAACTTTCTGACGGCGGACGTATTGGTGAATTAGAACAAGAATTAATGGATCTTGAATACCAACAAGAAATGGAACATTTTGAACGAGTTAAAGATGAACCTGGATTACAAGAATTTTTTCTAACCTCCCCCGCAGCAAAAGTAGGAATCCTATCCCAAGCATTAAAAACGGGAGCGTCAAAAATATTAGCACCTTTACAAAATTTGTTACCAACGGGCAGCGGAGCGTTGGCAGGTTTACCTTCACTCATGGCTCGCGGTTCGGGGGAAGGTTTTGAACGGTTCGGTAAACGTAGAGGGGCAGGCACGTCCCGCGTTAATCAAAACTTAGATGAATTAATTAGTGACTTTTTTGCACAAAGCAAAGGCGGTACAGACCTTAGTAACGTAAGCCCTTACACATTAGAATTGATTCAAGCTAATATGCCCGCGATCCGCGCAGCGGCGGCAAGACAAAAACAAAACCCTAAAGCTGGATTAAATCGTGTTATTCAGTTAATGGATGAACTTGAATAAGGTTTACAACAACATGGCTTTCGGATTAAGATAATCGCTAAGTGAACCACCTTAACGAATAACTACTTTACTTATTATGGAATTATGGGATAATTTATTAGAAAAATTTCGTGGACCAATAGAGTTCCAAACGCAAAAACGAGGCGAACAAATACAGGCGGAAATTGATTATTATAATACTCCCGAAGGACAACGTGCCGCGCAGATTGGTGGTGGGATTATGGCAGCCATGTTGCCGATTCCAGGATCTAGGTTATTAGGGATTAATCGAGTAACCACGCCCCTAATTAATAAAACATACGGCGCGGTTGGTAGGGATATGGTGGGTCGTGCTCCGTTGCCAGTGTCCAAAACACCAGTACAAACTGCCCGTGGACCGCGAGGACCAATTAACGTTGAACAGCCAAGACAATTACCGTTGCCTTTAAAAGGAGGCAGAAATACAGGTGGTTTAAGTGAAACCGATAAAGCCATGCTTGATTTTATTAAACCAAAAGGTATTATGAATACCCCTTCCGCTAAAAGTCACATGGAAAAAATAGGGGCTGCAAAACGAACAGAACAATTAGCTAATCGTCGAAAGTTTTTAGAAGACGCTTTAAGATTAGATCAATCTAGAATTAAAGCAGGAGAAGCTCCTTCAAAAGATTACAGCAAGTTGCTTGAAGAATATACTAGATTAATTGAATCATTAAAATAAAACATGTCGCAAGACAAAAAAGAAAAGTTAAAACTTCTTAAAGGAATTAACTTAGATTACCTTAACAAAGCAGAAGCGAAAGAATTTACTGTTTTATTAGAAGAACTCGAAAAACGCGAATTCCAAGAAAAATCCACTAGCACCTTTATGGAGTTTGTTAGATCGATATGGAAAGAATTTATTGATGGAGATCATCACAAACAAATGGCGGCGGCTTTTGATGATATTGCTAACGGTAAACTAAAAAGACTAATCATCAACATGCCACCGAGACATACGAAATCAGAATTTGCGTCTCATTTGTTTCCTGCGTATTTGTTAGGTAAAAATCCTAAACTAAAAATTATTGAAGCAACACACACTGCTGACCTTGCTGTAAACTTTGGTAGAAAAGTTAGGGATTTAATTGACGGAGATGAATACAAAGAATTATTTCCAGATACTTCGTTAAAAGCAGACAGCCGTTCTGCAGGTAAATGGTTAACAAGTCAAGGCGGCGAATACTACGCATCAGGTATTGGTGGTGCATTAGCAGGTAGGGGTGCGGATTTGTTTATTATTGACGACCCGCATTCAGAGCAAGACGCCATGTCCGATAAAGCGATGGATGAAGCTTACGAATGGTTCATGGCGGGACCTCGTCAAAGACTACAACCTGGAGGTGCAATCGTAATTGTAATGACACGTTGGTCGAAAAAAGATTTAACGGGAAGGTTAATTAAGAAAATGGCTCAAGACGAAGGAGCAGACCAATGGAAACTTATAGAATTTCCCGCGATTTTACCTAGTGGTAAATCTCTTTGGGAAAATTTTTGGTCGTTAGATGAATTAAATACAATTAAGGCTTCTGTTAGTCCGTCGAAATGGGCTTCACAGTACATGCAAAGACCAACAGGTGAGGGTATATCTATTATTCCAAAAGATTGGTTTATGGTTTGGGAAGAAGAAAAGCCTCCTTCATGTGAGTATATTATTCAAAGTTACGATACAGCGTTTTTAAAATCCGAAAGAGCCGACTTTACGGCTATAACTACTTGGGGGGTTTGGTACCCAGAAGGAAAAATAGGCGAAGAAAACTATAAAGGTGGAGAAGCACACTTAATTTTGTTAGACTGTATTAAAGAACGTTATGATTTTCCTGAATTAAAAAACGAAGCGTTTCGTTTATTTGATTATTGGCAACCTGATACGGTAATTATTGAAGCAAAAGCCAGTGGAATTCCGTTAGTACAAGAATTACGCAGAATGGGAATTCCCGTAAACACTTTTTCTCCAGGAAAAGGGCAAGATAAGATTGCAAGATTAAATGCAGTAAGCCCAATTTTTCAAGACGGGAGAATTTGGGTGCCTGATAACAGGTGGGGCGAGGAACTTATGGAAGAAGTTTCTGATTTTCCAGGAGGCGAGAACGACGACTTAGTAGACGCTACAACATTAGCTTTAGCAAGGTTTAGAGAGGGTGGTTTCTTGACCCTAAGTAGTGATTACGAAGACGAATTTGATTACCCGAGAACACAAAGGGTTTATTATTAATTAAATAAGTAGTAGAGTTTGCATATATGGCTATAGAAAGACAACCATTTTCTGTTATTCCAGGAGCAGAAAACGAAATTGAACTGGAAATTGAGCAACCTGAAATGCTCAACCCACAAAATACGGAAGTATTTTTAGCAGAAGACGGTTCTGCTACAATAGGGTACGATCCAGACCAACAAATTAATTTAAAGTTTGGGGAAAATATTGCCGAAGCTTTAGAAGAAAGGCAATTACAAGAAATTGCTTCAGAGTTAGTTGATTCTTATGAAGAAGATTTAAATTCTAGGGACGATTGGTACACAACGTTTAGCAAAGGATTAGATTTATTAGGAATTCGTGGCGAAGACAGGTCACAACCGTTTGAAGGTGCGTCAGGAGTTCA